GCATACAAAGCTACCTTGGAATGGGCAAAACGATATGAGAAACAAGGTTACTACAGCAGTATGGACTATGGTAAAATCCTTGTTATTGATCTCCCGGATTTCTGCAAATTAATTCAAGTAAATCAGGAAGGATTAATGATATGAAATTCGAAACATTTTGTCCGCTATTCCCCGGTTTTCAGGGAACAATATATGAAGCCGATGAAACCAATGAGATCTATTCCCATAATCAGGAGCATGATACTGACCTAAATTACGATGACTTTGAATGGGATTACGAAGATTACCAAAACAGAATAGCATCTGCTTATGTGGAGTCCTTTGAACGTGAATTCAAAGATATATTCCCCATCGAAGTTACATTCCAAAAAGTTAACAGCCCAAAGTATTATAACTTCTCCAATGATACCATATACATCGAAGTAGAAATGAATTTCCTGAAGTTTATGGTATTGGTAAACGATAACAAGGAGAATATTAGGCAGTACATCAAGGACAATTACACAAGCCGAAGTGGTTTTATCAGTCACCATAGCAATGATGTGGAAGATTGGTGCAATCCGGATTACATCATGGAGAATCCTGGGCATAGGGTTGGAGCTCTTATGGAAGCACTTGCTACCCATTACATGGATTACGATGATACCTTATATTGGGCAGACAGCGAAATGTATATTAATTACGAAGTAAAACAAAACTAATAACAAAAAAATACATATGAAAAACATTATTAACATCAAAAAAGCAATTGAAATTATTAAGTCCGGCAAGTTCTTTAGTGCAGAATTCGTTAAGAAGGATGGCAGTGTACGCACTATCTGTGCACGTTCAGGAGTCAAAAAATATCTGAAACCCAATGCCAAACCACAATCTTATAATCCTAAAGAACTGGGTTACGCAACAGTCTTTGATCTCCAAGAGAAAGATTACCGTCTCAACAACCTACAAACATTAATCAGAGTAAACAAACAAATCGTATCAACAAACCAAAAATAAAAATAAACATGAACAAAACACAATTAATCGATTCATTGGAGAAGCAATTCCCAACAATTCACATCCTTCCCGATAGTACTGGATGGGTTACAAATAGCGATACATCCTTTGCCGTATCCGCTGAGCACAATTCAGTAGATTCGAGGGGATACGATTTGCTAAATTATTGGACAGAAAATTACGAGTACTTTGATCTAGGGGTAAGTACTGAATTATCTAACTTCCTTCAGGATGCCGGATGGTATGCTGAATGGATAAACCCAGGCGTAGTGGCAATCGTAAAAGAATAAAAACTCTCATCGGGTGAAGTCGAACAAAATAAAAAAAATGAAAACACTAGAATTATTTGCCGGTTCAAGATCAATTGGAAAAGTATGCGATGCCCACGGTTTGCAATGCTTCTCCTCGGATTGGAATGCTTTTGATGGTATCGATTATGTTGTGGACATCAATAAGTTTGAATATGATAAAGTACCTTTTATCCCGGATATGATATGGGCATCTCCACCATGTACTACCTTCTCTGTTGCATCTATAGGTAGACATTGGGATATGAATCGGAGTCCCAAAACACAAGATGCCATCATGGGTTTGCAAATCCTAAAGAAAACAATTGCAATCATTGATTACTACAGAATACTAAATCCGGATTTAATATGGTATATTGAGAATCCTCGTGGTATGATGCGTAAGATGGATGCGTTTAACGTATTGCCCCACATACGTCACACGGTTACTTATTGTCAATATGGCGATACAAGGATGAAGCCGACAGATATTTGGACAAACAATTATGGATGGAATCCTCGCCCAGCTTGCAAGAATGGTATGCCATGTCACGTTTCTGCGCCTCGTGGCTCTCAAACTGGTACTCAAGCTCTGAAAGGTGCGTACATAAGATCACAAATTCCCCATGAGTTATGTCAGGAAATAGTAGCAAGTACTTTAAACTATAAGAAGTAAATATGAAAAACATAATTAATAAACTAATCGATCAGGGTAGCGTAGAGTTTAATCCGTTTACCTTAGAAACAAAAGTACCACGTTACTCATTCTGCGTAGGTTACAGCGAAGATGATTTAATCGATAGCGTAACCCCGGAGAGCGTTATCCATGACCTAGTTGAAAATGCAAAGGATATTCGCAGCGAGATTGTAGAAGAATGTCCGGAGTCTTCCTTCTTCTGCATTGTGTACGCTATGGACTCAACCTACACCATTTATTACCAATGGGGCTCAGAAGATCTCAAGGAGACAATTAAGTACGCCCTGGAGTGCGATGAGAATGAAATACTGGACATCAAGTATGGTGAGTACATGGCAATTGATCAGGAAGGAAATGTAATAGACGATGGAGAAGATTGATGTTTTTGTTCCGATAGAGGACTACAATGAGTTCGTATCTCGTTTTGACAATGCTAAGGTTGCCATAGATGCGCTGACCATAGCTGTGGAAAACCGTGTACGTTCTCATCGGTCTCTGCTGAACCGGGATTTGATTAATCGTAAGGACAGAATCAAGATTACCATCCCGATTAAAGACTACCTTATGCCATACCTTAATGAATACTGCGTAATGAAAGGCCTAACCCGGACGGAATTTATAACCAAGATACTAAAAAGAAGAAACATATGAAGGCAATTGGATACATCCGGGTGTCAACGGATATGCAAGCAGAGAAAGGTGCTTCACTTGAGAACCAGGTCGCACGTATTAAAGAATTCGCTGAGAAGAAAGGTCTGATCCTTGAAAAGATTTACGAGGATGCCGGATTCAGCGGTAAGAATACCAATAGACCGGCCTTTCAGGAAATGCTCAGCAGAATAAATCAAGGTGGTATATCTGCGCTAATTGTATGGCACAGCACACGTTTCGCACGTAATCTCCGGGACTTCATCAATCACATGGCTGACCTGGAGAAGAAAAAAGTTAAGTTCTACTCTATAGAAGAACCTGAGATGTCCGGTTCCTCCGGCAAGGCAATGCGTAATCTTATGGCAGTCTTTGCAGAATACCAATCGGATGTTACATCTGAGTACACCAAATCGGTTAAGGCGAACCTTAAGAAGAATATGAAAGTATACTGTGCATACGCCCCCTTGGGTTACGTTAATGCAGATGGTGTTCTGAGGCCCGACCACAACGCAATCGAACTCGTTACACAAATTAGAAATGATCACGCCCAAGGTTTATCTTTACGCACCATAGCAAACAAGTTAAACAAAGCCGGGCACAAAGGAAATAAAGGTGGTAGATTCTACGCCTCAACAATACAGAAAATACTAAACAATAAGATATATGAAAACATTTGAAACAAAACAAGACAAACAAATCAGAGAGCAAATCGAAGAATGCATCGAAGAAGTAATCGGTGTACCTCGTGAGTTCTGGCAGTACAAAGGTAGTAGAAAAATAGCGGTGGTAACAATACGCCACATCTATGGTTACTTCCTGAAAACAAAGTCCAGGATGACCTTGCAAGGCATTGCAAATCAGATGGGACACATTAATCATACAACCATTATCAGTTCAAACAAGGTGGTTGATAATTGGCTGAGCGTACCTTCCATGTACAAAAGAGAAAATCAAATCATTAAAGAAGTCGAGAAGCTATACGCAGAAAGATATCCGGAATGCGTTACTGAACTTATCGATTAAGTGTAACAATAATAAATAACAATATGAAAATACAAATAGATTCTGAACTCAACTATCGAATAGTTAAAAACAACTGGTTCAAAAAAGTATTGATAATACTCTTAGTTTTGGGCCTCATAGCATTCAATATCTTTTTGCTTCTAAAGAATCCTAAAGCACAGATAATCTATCGCAACATCACACCGTCCAAGGCATATGATGTACCACTTAATCGTGATAGCTTAACCAAAGCTCTCGTGGAAAGCGGATGCGTTCTATCAAATGTAGCAATCGCCCAGGCAGAAATAGAATCTCAGTTAGGCAAGAGCAATGTGGGTAGGAGAGCTAAGAATCTATTTGGTATTACACATCACAACTGCAAATATGTCTCCGGCAAGTACGGTCCATACGCAACCTACAAAACGTATCGTGATAATATCAAATGCTACATTCACATTCAGGACTATTATCTCCGGGCTATCGATGGCAAGTATGCTGAAGCACCCGATTACATTCAAACAATAAGAAAAATCAAATAACCATGATATACATCGAAACAAGACAACAGACAGAAATCCGTCTCGGTATTGTAGAAACAATAGAGAACGTGATCGGAGTTCCCAGGGAGCTGTGGGAAATGAAAAGAAGCCGTTTAAACGAGGAAGTAATGATTCGCCACATATACATCTATATGTTGCATAACTACGGCAAGTTTACATTGCAGACCATAGCAAGGATTGTAGGATTGAAAAATCACTGCACGGTTATTCAAAGCATTAACCGGACCAAGGAATGGTTTGAGGACGAACAATACGATTACGAAAGAAATTTACTAGAAGAAATAAAAGAAAGCTATGAACAAAGAATTAATAAAACTGCTGAGTCACTTGCTCGATAAGACCGATCCTAATTGGTCTCAGAACCCGGAGCTAATCGATGCCATGAATAAATTACACGAGAGAAAAACATTCGCTCCACCCACGCTCCAGGAAGTAATTGATGAGCTGGCAAGACAAAAAGTATTTAATCATGTAGTCCAAGCTACCAAGTTTTGGAATTTCTATGAAGCCAAGAACTGGATGATAGGAAAAAACAAAATGAAAAATTGGAAAGCAGCCATCAAGACTTGGAACTTTGAAAAAGAAAGTATATTTTTGTAAACTTGCTTATGAAAAAGACCATACATTCAATTGCAGTTGCACTATACATCATAGTATTAATCTATGCCTCTTACTGGTGTTTCTACGTATCCTTTAAGAACATGGATGATTTAGTCGAACAAACAACAAAAAAGAAATGAAAATACCTGAAATCAAGGAGATACGATTCTCCATCTGCATTCACAACCCCAGGGCACAAAGCATCTGCGAGCCCGATGAGAAATTAAATCTCAATGAATTTTATCAGAACATCCAAAAACAAATAATAAACATTTATGAATCTAAGACAAGCACTGAGACTCAAGAAGGACTTTGGGTTTCAAAAGAAAACCGTTACAACTACTGAGAGCGGTAGTAACAAAGTATTCCATTATTTCGAAAAGGAAATCAAAGGAATAAGTATGATGATAACCAATGATGAGGACGAATCAACTTGGTATGGAACAATCTTTGACTACCCGGCTAAGTTTTATACACCGGCTAGCTTCAGAGGGTTAATCCTATCTGTGATGGAAGGACATTGGGATGAGTAAGTTTGATTATGTAAATCGTGATAACAATGTAATTACATTCACCAAGCTGGAGGACCAGTCAGTTATCATGGAAGGTATCGAGTATCTTCGTGCATCTTATGATCAGGACTTGTATGGACCTAACGATAATATCTACACTATGGTTGATCCATCCGGTGGACCTTACTTGCAAAAAGGTATGTCATTAAAACACATCAATCCCAATTGGTATCACTTAATCATCCAATACTTCACCGTACATGATAATAAGATTCATATTCACTTCTATCCGGATACCATCTCAGCGAATATAACCAACGAGGTTCCGATATGGAAGATATACAACACCGATGGAGAGGTAATTACTCAAAAGAATTCTTATGAGAAGGCAGTTAAATTTATAGAAAGTAAGTACGACTACGATGAATTCGGACAAGCTTGTAAGGTTGGGAATTGATTTAAGGAACAGATGGAGCGGAGAGGTTAAGACTCTCTGCCCCAAATGCTCTAATCAAAGAAAGAAAAAGAATGATCCTTCATTGGGTGTCAATATAGATACCGGTGTTTGGAAATGTCATCACTGCGGATGGTCAGGTTCAGTTAATCAGTATGTGAGGCCCGAACCAAAGAAACCTATCGAAACCGATGGGATTTACACTTACTTTGAGAAACGTAAGATTACCAAGGAAACAGTGGACTCCTTTGGGATTACTGAGTCAACCGAATGGATGCCCCAGGATCAGAAAGAACACAAGGTTATTTGCTTTAATTATTTTCTAAACGATGAACTCATCAATATCAAATTTAAGACCGCTGACAAGAAGTTCAAGATGGTCAAAGACGCACGAAAAATCCCTTACAATGTGGATTCAATCAAAGACTCTGAGTATGTTATCATATGCGAAGGAGAAGAAGAAACAATGGTCTGGCATCAGTCTAACCTCAGGGCAGTTTCTGTGCCTAACGGTGCTAGTCGGAACAACAATAACTTGGATTGGCTTGATGCTACTTATGACCTTTTTGAGTCAAAAATAATTTACCTTGCAACCGATAACGATGAACCCGGTAGGAAACTGCGCCAAGACATAGCACGTAGGTTTTCAAGCCATGATATACGTATCATAGATTTTCCGGAGAGCGATAAGGATGCCAATGATTGTCTGAAAAGATATGGACAAGATTTTATAGCACGTTTGTTTCATGATGCCAAACCTCTTCCGGTGGAAGAAATATCTTATGCGCTTGACTACTTGGATACCATCAAGTCTTTTCAGACCGATGGGTATCCTATTGGTGCTTTAGTGGATATGTCTGAGACCGATAAGCATCTGTCATGGAACCGGGGAGAACTTGGTGTAGTTACAGGTATACCAGGATCAGGAAAGTCGACATGGCTCGACTATATGTTTGTTCGCCTTGCCTACCTAAAGAACTGGAAGTTTGGAATCTTCTCACCTGAGAACGTAGCACCTCTGAAAATTACCCGGATGAGCGAGCAATTGCTCAATAAGCCGTTGAATCAAATGAATTCCGGAGAGCTGGAAGCAAGTGTGAATATTTTAGACAAGCACTTTTGGTTCTATAATGTCGAGACTATGGAAGATTACTCATTAACTAATCTGCTGCGCCTGGCTGAGATGCTTGTTAAAAGGCATGGTATCGATTGTCTATGCTTAGATCCTTTCAACTATATCGAGCAAGATGGGGACGAGGAAAGTTCCAACGAGAGAATCGGTGGACTGCTGAGAAGACTGAAGAAATTTGCTGTTAAGAACAATGTCTGCGTAGTACTTGTGGCTCACCCAAGGAAGATGGATAAGTCTGCCAATGGTTATAATGTGCCCAGACTATACGATATCAGCGGCTCCCATCACTTCTTTAACGTTCCGGACTGGGGATTGGCAGTACATCGCTCTTTCCAAAACGGAGAGAAGGATCCGGTGGAAGTATACGTACAGAAAATCAAATACCACTTCCGTGGAAAGTTGGGCCGGGTTGACTACGAATTCAATCGTGCAACTGGTCAGTACAGCGAGGATGGGAAGTTTAACAATTTAATACACCTGAAAAATGATAGCGATACTGATGAACATAATCTGTTCAGCTCACAAGAAGCGTGGGGAAGAGGTGCAGGAATTCAACCTCAGTCCACACTACTATAAGAAACTGAAATCTAAAGAATTTAATTATCACGGAGTCCCAATCCCAATCGTATGCGAAGGATGGATTAAAGTGAAAGACTACTACTACTTAGAATTGGAAACAACACATGGCATTTTATACACCAATCAAATAACATACACACTGAAATGATTAAAGTATACGATATAGAAACATTCTCCAATTGTTTTACATACATAGACTACGATCCCAAGGATCAGACATTTAATGAATTTGTTGTCTGTGAATTCAGAAACGATTTAGATAGCTTCATCGCCTACATGGACTCGCTAAGAAAGAATAAAGCCGGAATGGTCGGATTCAATAACGTGAACTTTGACTGGCCGATAGTTAAAGCTCTATGGGAAGGACAGATTCGTACTGCCGAGCAAGTCTATTCCATGGCTCAGGAGATAACTTCCAGGGAAAAGAAACAGTATGTCAAGCAAGAAATACCACAGCTTGATTTATATTTGCTGAATCATTATGACAACAAGGCACGTTCAACATCACTGAAGGCACTTGAGGTTTCCTTGGGATGGAACAATGTGATGGATATGCCCTTCCATCATACTGAGAAAATAGATAAGATAAAATTATCTAAGGTACTAGAGTACAATAAGAATGATGTACTCTTTACTGCTAAGTTTTATGAGAAATGTTCTGAGAAGATTGAGCTCAGAAAGAAAATTGGTAAGAAATATAATTTGAATGTTTTGAATAAATCTGATGTGGTTATCGGAGAATCTATCTTCCTTAAGTACATGAGTGAGGCCATGGGAATTCCCATGCGACAACTGGCTGAGATACGTGGTAAAAGATCTGATGTTCCCCTGAAGGATATCATATTACCTAACGTTAGGTTTGAGGCCCAAGAGTTTAATAAGTTACTTGAACTTATGAGAGTTACAACTTCTTCACCGCAGTTCTTGCAAAATTTTGTGGATGGGCTCGATATGCGTTCAAACGTTAATGATTTGTACGATAAATTTAAGGACAACAATATTCGTGTGCAGAGAATAGCACAGCAGAAAAAAAGTTTTTCCTTCTCAGTCAATTTCGGTGGTCTCTGTTTAGATTATGGTGTTGGTGGTATACATGGTTGCATAACTCCGGGTGTATACGTGTCCAGTAAATATAGTAAAATACTGGACATCGATGTTAAGTCTTATTATCCTAACTTGTTCATACAGAATCGTTTACATCCACGCCAAATGGATCAGGATACCTTTGTAAACGTGTATAGTGATATTTATCAGCAAAGGTTAAAAGCACAGCAAGAGAAAGATACGCTGACCTCTGATGCGTTAAAACTTGCACTGAATGGAATGTTTGGTAAGACTGGCAGTGATGTGTCTTGTTTCTTTGATCCTTTTGTATTTTATGGAGTTACCGTGAATGGTCAGCTCTTTTTGTCCATGCTCGTGGAACAATTAGTTAAGAACGGAGCAGAGCTACTTCAGGTTAACACTGATGGTGTGACAATTAGCATACCTCGTAAATTGGAAGAAAAGATATTGGAAGTTTGCAGAAGCTGGGAGAAGGAAACCAAGTTAACCTTGGAGTACGCATCTTATAGCAAAATGATTATCCGGGATGTGAACAATTACATTGCGGTATCTGAGAGCGGTAAGATTAAAGAGAAGGGTGCATTTGAGACTAAGAAGGATTGGCACAAGGATAACTCGTTTATGGTAGTTCCTTACGCTGTTCGTGAGTACTTTGTCAATGGGACTCCGATAGAAGATACTCTACGTAACCATGAGAACATTCTAGACTTCTGTGGCCGATACAAAGCATCTAAGGGGTGGCACGTTGAATACATTTACTTGGATGGCAATAAGGAAAAGAGAATGGACTTTGGTAAGATGTACAGATATCTTCCGGTGAATAGGGGTGGGACATCCATGAAGATAAATAAGGATGGAAGAGAACACCATCTGTGCGAAGGAATTCAGACTGTTCCTTACAACACAGCTGAGATTTTTGATAAGTCAAACTTGAACTACCAGTTTTTTGAAAACGAATGCAGGAAATTAATCGAGACGATCAAGCCGAGTCAATTGACACTCCTATGAAGATAAATGTCCCACACTATGGGATAGATCTTCGTAGGATTTTATTTGCTCTCAAGGATGAGATTCTGACTCATGAGTTATGCTTCTCGCCTAAGATTGAAAATAAAACAGATAATGTAATTGTACCCACGCTGCGGAGGCGATTTAAGATGCGCCCGGTGCGAGACTTTATCGTTATCCATTACATCCGGGATGTAAAAGTTCCGGTTGTCATGGATGGAGACAAATTGTCTGAGCACACCATAGATGTAATTTCAAATTATCTGGAGCGGATGCGTATTAATTACCCTAAACCCTGACCTTCTTCCACACCCGGATGTATCTTCCGTTAACATATTCCAACATAGGAATTTCTTTCTCAGTTAATTTCTCCGGCTGTTTCTGCTCGTGTCTCTTGGTTATATTCTTATGCATGATTTCACAAGCAACCATGGCATCTGCAATATCCGTGTTCTCGATAAGATACGATTTCAGCTCCTGGATCATATCTAAGAACCATATATCTTCTGAGTACACCTTCAGATAGTCTATGATGTACGCATTTCCTCTCTCAGCTGTTATATCGTTTTTGTAATATCCAACTGAGTCATCGTCCTTCCAAAAACCCTTACCCAAGAAGATAGGTTTCTTGGCCAATAGATGAATCTTTCCGGCATCCTTGTACTTCTGCTTCACCACACCACCCCGGTTAATTTCTATCATGGCAATGGCGTTATTATAGTACTCTTGCAATAGAATCATATTGTTAACGATTTGATCGGGATCTGAGTCCCGCTCCGTATAGTACGCTACATACCTATTAGTATCGATATCTTTGATTACTATGGCTTGCTTAGAACCATCGCCCATATTCTTTGAGTTAAATGGGATAGGGTCAATTCCGGCAATGTAAGTATGGTCCGGCTGAGGATTCTCTAAGAAGTGCATCGGACTGGTTATGGCAGCACGTTTAATAATCTCGCCATCATAATTACGATGTAACTCGGAGCGATCAATTGGTGGACGAGACGCTAAGATAATTCTTTCCTGAGTATCCAATTTATCCATGATTGCCTTAGGAAAAGCACCATGACCGCTGACAGAGAAAACCTCTTGAATATCCAAAGGATACTGCTTGATAAAAGAATTCAAGTAACTCTTGTCTTCTAATTTATCTAGTGTCTCCCTAGTCTTCATAATCCATTCGGCTGCAGCCTTCTCATCGCTGTGTCCATTGGGACAAAAATTCAAAATCTTACCAGTTTCCTTGCCGTTTATATCTAATTCCGGTGCTTCCATAATCCCTTGATTACCTGGAAGAAAGAGCGTTAGAATCTTCAAAGCTTCAGCACTTTCCCATAGCGTTTTGGCTAGTTTCTGTCCGATTGAAGTAGCTTCACCAGCACTTCCACCAATAACGATAGGAGCTACCTTTACGAAACCTGATTTGGTACTCGCCTGAGCAGATTTGTAAACCTTATCGGCCTTGGGATGGAGCATACATTCGTCTATGAAAATATGCATGGCACGATACGCCTCGAATGCTGTGGGAGTATCAACTGTTTCCTTGGTAATAATCTGTGAGTCTAGACCAGTAATAGAACCCGTCTTTGCATCTC